GGTGCTGTCGATCCGTCGCAACTATCGCGAAGACGATTCTTTGCGTAAGAAGATCAGCTACTTTACACACTATAAGTTTTTACCCGGATTCGGTTTCTACGGCTTAGGCTTGATTCATACCATTGGGGGTCTGTCTCGCACTGCGACTTCGGCCCTTCGACAGTTGATCGATGCGGGTACGTTATCTAACCTGCCTGCTGGTTTCAAGGCCCGCGGACTACGGATCAGAGATGACGATGAACCACTACAGCCCGGCGAGTTTAGAGATGTAGACGCGCCCGGCGGTGCCATACGCGACAGCCTAATGCCGCTACCTTTTAAAGGCCCCGATCAAACTCTGTTTCAGTTACTTGGTTTTGTAGTCGATGCCGCGCAACGTTTCGCAACCATCACGGACCTTAAAGTAGGTGCGGGTAATGAGGGTGCTGCAGTAGGCACTACTATGGCGATGATGGAGCAAGGCGCTCGAGTAATGAGTGCGGTCCATAAGCGTTTGCATTATGCGATGCGTCAAGAGTTTAAGATTCTTGCACGGGTAATGTCGGAGAGTTTGCCACAGGAGTATCCGTTCTCAGTTCCCGGCGGAGATGCAACCATCATGCGCGAAGACTTTGATGATCGCGTTGATATCATCCCTGTCAGCAATCCAAATGTATTTAGTCAGGCGCAGCGGATTGTGCTTGCCCAGACTAAAATGCAACTCGCGGCCCAAGCACCAGAGATTCATAACATCCACGAAGTGTATCGTGACATGTATGAGGCGTTAGGTGTGACGGATGTAGATCGTATTATGAAGGCCATTCCAGCGGAAGAGCCCGGCCCTATTGATCCCGCACAAGAGAACATCAATGCTTTAGACATGTTGCCACTAAAAGCCTTTGAAGGACAAAATCATCAAGCGCACATCCAAGCGCACTTGATCTTTGGCGCAAGTCCCACGGTTAGCGGTATGCCTCAAGTAGCTATGGCGCTTCAAAAGCATATAATGGAACACGTTCAGATTGCAGCGAAAGAGCAGGCCATGGCCGCTTATCAACAGCAAGCCCAACAGGCGGGTGCTAACATTCCTGAAGATCAGCAGATGCTTGCAATAGAAGCATTGACCGCTCAGTTTATTGCGGAAGGTATGCAGCAAGTTAAAGATGCGTCAGCCCAGATATCTGGTGCGGGTGCCCCTGATCCTTTGATTCAGTTGAAGGAACAAGAGATTCAGGCTAAAGTAGCCGATAACGAAGCTGACAATCAGATTGATCAAGCCAAGTTGCAGTTGGATCAACAGAACCAACAGATGCGCTCGGAGCAGTTTGATGAGCGGATTGCAGCACAAGAACGACAAACATCAGCACGTATCCAGTCGGCTATGGATCGTGAATTATTAAAGCAACGCGGAGATTAAAATGAGCAAAAAAGACGGAATAGGTGGCTACAGTTCTGAAATGTATTACGCAGACCTTCTTGCGGAGCGAGGAAAAGGTTTTAGCTTGCAGAAAAACACTAGATCCACAGGTAAAAACGCCACACAAAAAGTATCTAAGGGTAAAGGAAAAGGTAAGTAGATTATGAAAAATCGAACTGTAAGAGTAAACGGAGCAGCACCGAGCAACACACCCAAGGCGGTTACTTATGCTGACATTAAAGGTCAAGGTCGTATTCCTTACGGCAAGACTGCGCCTGCTCCTGTAGCGGGTGGATTGACTGACTTTGCTAACACCCCTCGTAAGATGAAGACTCGTGGCACGGGTGCCGCGATCAAGGGAACAAGCCACATGGGCTACTAAACCTTTTGATGGAGTATTCTAATGTTTAAGTTAGGAAAGAACAGTCTAAACAATTTGGTAGGTGTGGATGAAAGGCTTATTGATATCGCAGAAGTTGCTATTAAGCTATCTAACATTGATTTTGGTATTCCTTCTACTGGTGGGTTGCGCACCGAAGAAGTACAAGCAAAGTTGTTTGGAGATGGTGTATCAAAAGCGGATGGAGTCAACAACAAGTCCTATCACCAAAGCGGAAAGGCGCTCGATGTGTATGCTTACGTCGACGGAAAAGCCTCGTGGGATAAACTCCACCTTTCTCTTATAGCTGCTTCTATGTTACAAGCCTCGTCTCAGTTAGGGTATGAACTAAAATGGGGAGGCCTGTGGAAATCGTGGCAGGATTACCCTCATTTTGAAATTAGGGATTAACCATGAGTTTTCTAAGCTTTTTGAGCCCTATTGCAAGTCTAGGTAAAACATATCTTGAAGGTAAGAACGAAATTGCTAAAGCCAAGTCGGCAGCGGCTATACTTACTTTGGGTGCCGAGGCGGACGTTAAAGTGGCGGGTGCTAAAGCCGCTCATAAATTAGCGGACGATGGCCAGACACAAGACTTCAATTTGGACCTTGTTGCCATGCAGCAAATGGATAAGTCATTTCTCGACGAGATTATGATTGCACTACTTCTAGTACCTATTGCGGCGTCTTTTTTAGGCTATCAAGTCGAAGTTACCGCAGCGTTTGAATCGTTTTCTTCCATGCCAGACTGGTATCAGTACCTAGTTATTGGTGTGTATGTGGTTAAGTTTGGTATGCGTGGGTTGTTGACTAAACTAATATCAGGCAAGTTAAGTGCTGTAAAACTTAAGTAACCTTTCCTTTTTACTCTATCCCCTGCATATAAGTTATGATAGGATCATATCCAACATTGTTTGATTATATGCGAGGTGTGGATGGACGAAATACAAGTTGCGGAAGCTGTTTTTAGGGTCCTACGGGATAGACGGCAAGGTGTAACGGACTTGATGATTTACGGTAACGTTAAGTCGATGGAACAATATCGTGAGCTTATGGGCAATTTAGAATGCCTCAATCATGTGGAACAGGAACTCAAGAGCCTGCTAGATAAACAGGAGCACTCAATATGAGCGCAGTAGAAAAAAAAGTAGAACCCGTAGTCTATGAAAAGACTGCTAAACAATTAGCCAGTGAGGCTAAAGCAAAAGCTAAAGCAAACGAAGTTGCGGATGAAGCAACTAAACTTGCAGACGCCTACGTGGAAAAACCACGCCTTAACCCTGACGCTATCGGGAAAACTCTCTTAGACAGGATGCCCAACCCTACGGGCTGGCGGATATTAATTCTACCCTATCAAGGCAAAGGTAAATCCGCAGGCGGTATTTTTCTCCCTTCTGAAACGCAGGAGAAAAGCCAAATCTCTACCCAAGTCGGTTATGTACTCAAGCTAGGACCCCTAGCCTATGGAGATGCCGATAAATTTCCAGATGGAGCATGGTGCAAAGAAAAGCAGTGGGTTATGTTCGCCCGTTATGCTGGATCGCGCTTCCAGATAGATGGGGGAGAAGTCAGAATACTTAATGACGACGAGATACTGTCGACCATTTTGGACCCTGAAGACATCCATAATTTAAACTAAGGAGAGCACCATGTCGGATACAAACACCGTCGAGTTAGATGTAGGCGATTCGGAAGAAGTAGAAGTAGAAGTAAGCGCGGGTGCTGTTGAGTCCGAAAACGATTCGGATGATCAGTTTGATAAAGCGGAGACCTCTACTCAAAAACGAATTAGTCGTCTTACTAAGAAAATGCGTGAAGCAGAACGCCGTGAGCAAGAAGCGGTTAAGTATGCCCAAGCTGTTCAAGGTGAGTCACAAGAATTAAAAAGTCGGATGTCTAACTTAGACACCAACTACGTTGCTGAGTATACCACTCGTGTTAATACCCAGATTGCTCAAGCCGAAGCAGTGTTGACTCGTGCTATTGAAAGAGGGGATGGTGCCGCAACCGTAGAAGCTCAACGAGACCTTACTAGTTTAGCCATTCAGCAGGATCGAGCGGCCCAAGCTAAGATGCAGTCGGAAAGGCAGCAACAACAAGCGGCGGCGGCTCAACAGCACCAAGCTCAACAGCCTATGCCTGCTCAACAGCCTAAACGTCCTGACGCTAAAGCCGAATCATGGGCCTTGCGTAACAGTTGGTTTGGCCAAGACGAGGCAATGACGTATGCTGCTTTTGGCATACACAAAAAACTTGTTGAAGAAGAAGGGTTTGACCCGCAGAGCGAAGACTACTATACTGAGCTAGATAACCGTGTTCTTGATAAGTTTGGTAACGGATCAAGCAGCCCCAATAAACGCCCCGCTCAGACAGTAATTGGAGCTTCAAGAACACCATCTGGGCGCAGTAATAGAAAGGTTCGACTCACTCCGAGCCAAGTCGCGATAGCGAAGAAATTGGGTGTGCCGCTTGAAGAATATGCGAAATACGTGAAGGAGTAACAGAGAATGACTGAACAACAAAATACAGGTAGTTCCGCCGTGAACCGTACTTCTCGCGCTAACAAAACTCGGGAGAAACAGGCGATCCGTAAGCCTTGGGCTCCTCCGTCTATGCTAGATGCACCACCTGCCCCTGACGGCTTTAAACATCGTTGGATTCGCGCCGAAACGCGTGGCTTTGATGATACGAAGAACGTCAGTGCTAAATTAAGGGAAGGTTATGAACTTGTCCGAAGGGACGAGTACCCAGACTTTGAATCCCCTACTGTAGAATCAGGTAAATACCAAGGTGTCTTTGGAGTTGGCGGACTGCTTCTCGCTCGTATACCAGACGAAACTGTGGCCGAAAGGACTAACTACTTCAAAGGACGTAGTAAGGACCAAATGGATGCAGTTGACCATGATATGATGAGAGAGAATGCACATTCATCGATGACGATTAGTAAACCTGACCGTCAATCTCGTGTAACTTTCGGTGGTCCACAAAAATGATATGGACTACCCCTTTAGGAGAGAATTATAATGGCTAATGCAAATACTGCCTATGGTCTCCGTCCTATCGGGCTAGTTGGTAGCGGTGTCAATTCTACTGGTGTAACCCAGTATGAGATCGCTTCCAACAACACCAATGCTATTTTCCAGTTTGGTTTATGCGTTCCGCTAGCAGCGGGCGTTATTACTTTTGCTGGAGCTACTAGTGGGGGAACTACCCCTGCGCTTGGTGTCCTGATGGGCGTTGAATACGTTGACTCTGTAACTAAGAAGCCAACATTTTTAAGTTACTGGCCCGGTTCTGGTTCCGTAAGCGTGGATACTAATCATCCTGTTAAAGCTTTCGTTGCTGACAACCCCAACCAGTTATTTAAAGTAGCATCTGACGCAACACTAACTAACCGTGCTACTGCACAGGCCGCCGTGTTCGCAAACGCATCTTTGGGAACTTCTGCACGTACTGGTACGTCAATAGGTAACTCAAATTCCGCCTTGGGCGTGTCTACAATTGCAGCTACGGCCACTTTGCCGTTGCGTATTGTTGGCATCATGGACGACGCTGGTAATACCGACTTTGCATCTGCAGGTATTCCTTTGATCGTTCGTATCAACGCTCATTACAACGCTAACACAAGCCGCTTTGACTCGCAGACTACTGCTACGTCAACAGGCCTATAGGAGGGTTAGATCATGGCTATTTCTCGCGCACAACTAGCGAAAGAGCTTGAACCCGGCCTAAACGCCTTGTTCGGTCTCGAATTTAATCGTTACGAAAATGAGCATTCTGAAATCTTTGAGGAAGAGTCTTCGGACCGCGCCTTTGAAGAAGAAGTAATGCTTGGTGGTTTCTCTACTGCACCTGTTAAGAATGAAGGCTCTGCCATCAGTTTTGACGACGCTCAAGAGACTTATACCGCTCGTTACGCTCACGAAACTATTGCGCTTGCGTTCTCAATTACTGAGGAAGCAGTGGAAGACAATCTTTATGATCGTCTTGCATCGCGTTACACCAAAGCTCTGGCCCGCTCTATGGCCCAGACTAAGCAAATCAAAGCCGCGGCTGTATTGAACAATGCGTTCTCTGCTGGCGTTAATGCGATTGGCGATGGTGCAGCACTTTGTTCCGCAGCCCACCCTTCTCTTTCGGGTAACCAAACCAATGTCTTGGCAGTTGCTGCCGACCTCAACGAAACTTCGTTGGAGCAGATGTTGATTGACGTTGCTAGTTTGACGGATGAGCGTGGTTTGAAGATTGCAGTTCGTGGCATGAAGCTTATTATTCCTAAAGAGCTTCAGTTCATCGCAGAACGAGTAATTAACTCGAACTTGCGCTCTGGCACTGCGGATAACGACACAAACGCAATGAAGTCTATGGGAATGCTTCCAGACGGTGCAGTGGTTAACCACTTCCTTACCGACACTGATGCTTTCTTCATCAAGACTGATGCTCCTAACGGCTTCAAGCACTTCAACCGTTCGTCTATTAAGACTGCGATGGAAGGTGACTTCGATACGGGCAACATGCGCTTTAAAGCTCGTGAACGTTACTCATTCGGTGTATCCGATTGGCGTTGTGTTTACGGTACGCCCGGCGCAGCATAACCACACGGTAACGTGTAGTTTAGAAAAGGGAGGCTTCGGCTTCCCTTTTTTGTGCGTAACATTGACAGTTCACGAAAGACAGTGGTATGTTATACTTACAATTATCGGGAAAATATCGGTGAATCTGACAGTCCCCGACTGACGATATGCAGACAGATCCACCTTAACTCGCATGTGAGGAATTTATTATGGGCCAGACTACTTTTTCAGGACCAATTTTAGCAGGAACAATCAAAGATACTACAGGTACCGCTCTCGGTACTAACGTAAAGAACACCGGACAAGTTGTAATGTCTCAATCTATTATGATTGACGCAGCAGTCGCCGCTGGCACAACTACCTACAATGTCGGCGTCATTCCAAATAATTCACAGTTACTTGGTGTCACACTAAGAGTGGCTATAGCTAGTAATGCCGGTGGCACAGCGACTCTTTCAGTGGGCATGGTTAGCAAGACGACTCAATTTTTTATTGCAAATACCAATGTTAAAGCAGTTGCGGAAACTAAAACTTTGGCCGCTGGGGGTTTGGATACAGCAGATCGTTTTAGTGGTGACAGCCAGATCACAGCAACACTTATCTCTGCGGGAGCGACTGCTACTGCGGGTCAAATTACTGTGACTTTAACTTATGTGCAGGACAATAATTTGCAAGACGCAACCGCTGTCTAATAACTTATAGGAGGTTAAAATGAGTTCAGATGTAAAATCAAAACGTTTAACCTCTACTGGCTCTGCTGGTGTGGGCCCTGCGCGTATTCGCCAAGTTCAAGTTAAAACAACTACTGGTACTCCTCGACTTACTTTCACTGATGGTAATGGCGGGGCGGTAGTTCTGGACATGGACCTAGATGCTTCAAAAACTCACTCTGTAAATATTCCGTCTGACGGAATAAGAGTGAGTGATATTTTTGTGTCGGTCTTTACAGCGTGTACGTCCATAACAATATTTCATAGTTAGAGAGGTAACTCATGGCATCAGACATAAAAGCTACGTATTTGGAGGCTAACGGTGTTGTCTTTGCGGGCCGAACTCGCGTAAAAGCTATTCACTACAAATGTGGCACCAATCCAGTTATTGAGTTAAAAGACGGAGACACCAACGGTGCCGTTAAGCTTAAACTGGGGTTTGCCAGCAATACTGATGACAACGTTTATTTACCTGACGAAGGAATGCTTTTTGCTAACGGTTGCTTTGCCGACCTAACC